TCCATATCAAAAGACAAAGAGAACGAGTTCTCGCCTACAAATAGTTTATACTGCAAAGAGTTGTAAAGGGTCTTGTCAAAGTTGTGCTTTCCTTTGGTGAGGTTAGTCCTCGCCTGCTGAATTACAAACTTTGCAAACTTGGTAAGCACCGCTTCCAACAATTCCTTCCGTGCCATTTTAGCAGACGCTTATCTCGGTGTTTGCAAGCAGCACATCAAAAGTTGCAGTCCATCCTGCAAGCAGGTTCTCAAACCTCTCGCTAAAGGGAACGCATGAAGCAGTACCATCCAACTGATAAAGGTCGGTGTACAGAGTACCCCTGCGCAGTTCTGTCACCACATCGTTGATGACCGCAAGCTGCGTGTTCAAGATATTCTGCTCGTTGCTCGTGCCGTAGAACGGCTCTGCCTGCAAGCGTGGGTTCTCTTTGGTCTCATCCACCAAGTCCATGCAAACGATGCTTACATTCATCCGTACTATTTGTCCCTCGAATGTTGCTTGGTTTATTATGATGTGACTCAAAGGGAAGATGGTCTGCTTGTTTAGGTCTATGTCAAAAATATCCCCTGTCGTTACCACGCTGACTTGGCTATTGGCTTCAAGGGTGTCCTTGAGTTTGGTGGTGATGTCGTAGAACTGCCTCATTTCTTTAGTTTTTCTAATTGCTTTCGTTCAATGTCATTTCGCTCTTTGTCAAACGTGAGAAGGGTGAGGCATTGGTGAACGCCCAATCTTCCCACATCCTCAAACTTTGTGACATCTCCTTTAGCAAGGTGGTAGAATGAGGAGTACCATCCCCACTTCCTTCCGAATTGTGACTCTGTGGAGTACTCATTTTCTGCTTCTCCAAAGAGTTCATTGTAGCGGTCAACAAGTCGTTTCCTAAACGATAAAAAAAAAGCGTTGCACCTAATACAACATCCATCGGAGCCTGCTTCATTAAGTCGCTATACTTCTCTGCCGATTCGTATGGCTCAATGTCGTATCGTTTGCCTGCTCGTTGAGTGATGGGTCGGTACAACACCGCCATCGTATTGTGCAGGTTCAGCGTGTCTGCCATATAATTGTCAAGGTCAACGTACTCGCCAAAGCTAATGTCCTCAATGCTTGGAATGAATCCGAAGGTCTGCCCACCAAGATTGAACTCCTGCTTGAGGGATGGCTTGGTGCCAAACATACCATTAAGTCGGTTGACTACCCCTGCAAGGCTTTTGAACTTTACGTTGGGCAACTTGGCAAGAGGCACTCCGCAGAATATCTCAAGCATCTTGTGACTGAGGAACTCCTCATCGCCATCCAAGCGCACGAAGCGTTGGTATTGGTCAAGCGTTATCTCCGACAGGTCGGTGGGTACAATTACCTTTAGTTCCATTATTAAAATAACCTTTTAGTTTTAGCGTATGGCATACCTGCCAAAGTTAGGGCGGCTGAGTTTGTTATACGTTGCATATCGCAGCGCATCTATGGCGTGGTTGAATGCATCTATGGGTTTGTTCAACAGGTTGCCGTTCTTGTCTTCTACCCATTTGTAGTTCTGAAGCTCCTTGATTAGGTTGCTGCTTCGTGGGGTTACGAATAGCTTGTGCCGCTTCAGTACGTCAATGCCCACTATAACGCTATCTGCGCCCTTCTGCGTGGGCTTCACGTTCCATCCCATACGATGCAGCTCCTCAATACTTTTAGGCTCTGCAGAGTCAGCAAACACCTCAGTCCTCCTATCAAGGCCAAGAGAGGCAAGCACGTTGCTGATGTCGGGGTTGGTCATACCCGTTCGGTAGATAAGCTCATCCACATACAGATTGTCACCCGACTTGTAAACTGCCACAAGTGCCGTTGGGTCATTGGTGTACCCAAAGTCCATCCCGTGACATAAGAGCGTGGCATCCGTTGGTATCTCTGCCTGCCCGTATTGAAAGATAGTAGCTCTGCTCATCCCACGTTCACCGAGTCCGTAGATTCTCCAATAGTCGCTATCGGTATCACGCAAGCGTTCTATTTCATTTCGGATGCTGCTATCAAGGAACGGGTTATCAAGGTAGGTGGTCTGATGGAAGTCGCAGTCATCACGGGTCACCACCTTATCATAAATCCAATGGAACGCATCCGAAGGGTTGTAGTCAAGGATTGCCCTGTCTTCAGTTCGCATAATAAGCTGCTGCCAATCCTCAAACGTCAGCTCGTTGGCTTCGTTAATGTACAGAAGGTTGCGCTTGCGCCCTCGTATTTTCTGCGGTTGGTCAAGGCTTATGAACTCCACAAGGTTGCCATTCAGATAATACTCGTGGCTTGACCTGTTGTGGTAAGCCTCGTTGTACAGGTCGTTGTCACGAAGTATCTCAAAGAAGTCCCGCATCACCGAAGCACGAAGCGAAGGGAACGTCTTACGACATATCGTAATTGTCTTGTTGCTTTCTGTTGTGCTATAATAGAAAATCACCCATAGCAGGATGTTGTACGTCTTCCCACTACGAGTACCGCCCTGCTCCACGACTATCTTCTTGTCGCTGCGCTTTAGGTGGTTATATACTTTATTGGTCTGAATCTTCTCCAAGCACTTCAATTTGAAATAGCTTGCCCGAAGATACGTCTACCTCTTGGCGTTCCACGTATCCACGCTTCTTGCCTTTGGTCTTTAGAAAGAAGATAGTAGCGGTGGAGTTGCCCTCCTTTATCTGCTTGTGCAGTTGGCTCTCTGCGAAGTCAATCGCTACGTCTGATAGTTCTTCGACTGCTGCTTTGTATTCTTTGTCCTCTTGCATCCATCGGTAATGCGTTTGCCGTGATAGGTCAACGCTCTTGCAAGCAGACGTAACTACCCCGAGAGATTTCTCCAACGCATCAAGCATTGCCTTTTTATGGATGTCACTACTTGTCATTCTTCTCTGCTGATTTAAAAAATTCTTTATCAGAATATGACTTCAGTTCTTCTTGTCTTTTTTTCAAAGAATCCATATGAACAGGGTCTAATCTTTTTTTCTCTCGTTCTGTTTTTACTTTGCGGATTCGCTTTATCTCACCATCCAAAGGTTCGCACTTCCACATTTGCTCAAGGGAATAGTAAACAACAGAATACCTGTACGATGAATTGTTTTTGTATTGTATGTCCGATACCCCGTGAAGAACATCTTGTCCATTAAAAATTGTTAAGGTGTTGTCTGCAACCTCAAGAGCAATGTCTAATTCGGGAATTACAAGGTGACCACCAATGATGTCGCTTTTGAATACAACCATATTTGAAAGCACTCCTTTGAAGTTCCCTGCATCATAGTGATATTTAAGCTGATTGTTTTTATTTACTATGCCACTTGTAAATGGGGATGCTCCTATTGTCCAATCACTCATCACTCGCTCCTTAACAGTTTCTGTGTGGTGTTCGTATTGTTTAGGGAAGTACTCTTTGTAGTAGTCAACCAACTCACTTACGAAGTTTGTAATTATGTAATGTTGCTTCGGGTAGTTTTTAGCCATTGCCGTAACGGTGCAATAGTCGTGGCGCATTGCAATTCTTGGGGAGTATCCGAATATATTGGATGTTGATTCAAGTCCTCTGCTTCTTTTGCCCGTTGAGTATTTCTGATTTTTCACTGCCCATCGCAAAGCAGAAGTATCAGTTTCTAATTTTTTGTAAAAGACAACAGGCTCGTTATTGACGTAAATAATACAGTCTTCTTTGATTGTTGTACTTACGTCAGAAAGCAAGGCAGTTCGTTTTCTGAACTTATCCTTGTCTATTGGCTTGCGCTCAAGGTCTATGCGTTTCATAGTTTCTTTGATTTGTATTGTTCCCCTACAAGTTTAGGTTCATAGTACCATCTCTTGTCTTCCTTAACAATTACGTTAACAGTTGGGTCAATGGATTGGAATATCTTTATTTCATTTGCCGCCTGTTGCTTTCTGTCAAACGCTTGGTGACCACCTGCTCCGCTGCCAACGGGTTTACACTTTATAGCGTGCCGTGCGCAGAATAAAGTAAACTCATTATTGTTTACCATTTGGAAGAACTGATAAAAGTCTTCAAAT